CCGTGAAGCCACAGACTATCATTGGGGCACAAGGACTCATTGTGTTTAACACCAAGAACAGCAAAGCCACCGTATTCACCGCAGTTGAGCCGAAGAGCGGACTAGCGGTCAAGGGGTCTACTGTTGTGGGGTTTGACAGCACAAAGTCCTTTGAGAAGACGGTGCGTAAGCCTGACGAGTTCGTGAAGAACGCGGACGGTTGCCGCAAGACCTACACCGCTGCGGTGCGTTACCTCAACGGCGTGAAGACGAAGCCAAGCGAACCCACAGGGCGCATCAACAAGCACTGCATCATCCTACAGGTAAACCAATGATTCTCGTTGACAACACACAGGTACTCATGTCCTCCATCTTTGCACAGACACGGGACATTGGAGCAATTGATGAAAACCTTTGCCGTCACATGGTGCTGAACACCTACAGAATGTACCGCAAGAAGTTTTTCCGCGAGTACGGCGAACTAGTAATCTGCGAAGACGGCGGCGCGTCTTGGCGGCGTGGCTTCTTTTCGCTGTACAAAGCCAAGCGTAGGGCTGATCGCAAGGAAAACGCAGAGCAATGGGACAATTTCTACGATATCATCAACCGCATTCGTGCGGAAGTTGCAGAGAACTTTCCGTACAGGAATGTGCTTGTGCAGGGCTGTGAAGCCGATGACATCATTGCGTACTTGGTAAAGACCTACGCTCCAACCGAGAAGATTCTTATTCTCAGCGGAGACAAGGACTTTGGTCAACTCCTGATCCACAAAAATGTGACACAGTACGCGCCCATCCAAAAGAAGTTTATCACGGTGGACAATCCACATCAGTTTCTGCTTGAGCATATCGTGAAGGGTGATTCCACTGACGGTGTACCCAACCTGCTGTCGGATGACGACTGCTTTATGGACGCAGGAAAGCGACAGAAGCCCATCACTCAAAAGCGAATGACTGAAATTCTCAAAGAATACGCGGACACGGGAAAGGTGTCTGACAAGTACGCAGTTAATTGGGACAGGAACAATACCCTGATCAATTTGCTGAATATTCCAACCGAGTACGAATCAAAGATTGAATCGGAATGGAATAAACCTTTCACCCCCTCTCGCGCCAAGATTCTGAACTACATGATAGAGAAGGGACTACGAAACCTAGTTGGAGATATCCAGGATTTCTGAAATGCAAAACCGATACGAGTACGACAACCGAGATCCCGCCGCTAAGAAGGCACGAAAGAGTGTGGAGCAAAAGCATAAGAGTCGCATCAGACACGATGAGAAAGATCATCTGAAGCGATTTGTGGAAGACTATAACGCAGGAAAGCGAGATTTGGATTATGACGATGACCAAGACTAATACAGTAACAATTTCAAAACAAACTCTTGATATTCTCAAGAACTTTGCGTCCATTAATTCGGGCATCATTGTGAACGAGGGCAACACCTTGAACACCTTGTCGTCCACGAAGAACATTCTAGCCGAAGCCAAGGTGAACGAAACTTTCCCCAAGCAGTTTGCTATTTGGGATCTGAACAAGTTTCTTGGCACGGTGAGTCTGTTCAAGGATCCTGAGTTCGTGTTTGAAGACACCTACATCACGGTGCAGGGCAGCAAGTCTAGTGTGCGATACTACTACTGCGATCCTCGTCTTGTGACATCCACAAGCAAGAAGATCAGTATGCCCAAGCCCGTGGTGCAGTTTGACCTGACGGCAAAGGATTTCAGTGAAATCATTAAGGCAGCGTCTGTGCTTCAGGTTGGGCAGTTGTGTGTTCGTTCTTCTGATGACGGATCCAAGATCCAATTCGCTGCTGTTGACAAGAGCGATGTTACTTCCAACTTCTATTCCGTAGATGTTGGGGATAACACTTCAGATGCCACCTTTGAATTCATTTTCGATGTGGACAATCTCAAGATCCTGCCTGGTGATTACACCGTAGCCATTTCGGAGAAGGTTGTTTCGTCCTTCTCCAACAAGAATGAACCCCTGACTTATTGGATTGCACTAAACGCCGATTCTACATACGAGGCTTAATTCGTGACTACATCAGAAACCGTGAAGGGTCTTTGGGTTGAGAAGTATCGTCCACAGACCGTGGAAGACTGCATTCTGCCATCGGAAACGCACGACACTTTCGTGCTAATGGTCGAACGGGGAGAACCACAGAACCTCCTGTTGTCGGGAGGACCAGGCTGTGGCAAGACTTCCGTGGCGAAGGCTCTTTGTAATGATTTGGGTTGTGATACCATGACAATCAACTGCTCTGAGGACGGAAATATTGATACCCTCCGTACCAAGATTCGCAGTTTTGCTTCTACGGTGTCCTTGACCGATGGGGTCAAGAAGGTGGTGATATTGGACGAGTTTGATTACTCAAACGCTCAGTCCACTCAACCCGCCCTTCGCGGTTTCATGGAGGAGTTTTCGGATAATTGCCGTTTCATTCTGACTTGTAACTTCAAGAATCGGGTGATTGAGCCGCTGCACTCCCGATGCACCTGTATTGACTTCCGCATTCCCAACAAGGCGAAGCCAGCACTTGCTTCCCGTTTCCTGTCGCGGGTCACGGAAATCCTTGAAGCGGAGGGTGTGGAATACGATGAGAAGGTGGTGGCTCAACTCATTATGAAGTTCTTTCCTGACTTCCGCCGCACTCTGAACGAGTTGCAGCGGTACGCAGCAGGGGGCAAGATTGATGTGGGTATGCTGCAAACCATTGGGGATGTGCATATCAAGACTCTTGTGAAGTCCATGAAAGCCAAGGACTTTGGGGCTGTCCGTAAGTGGGTGGTAGAGAACTTGGACAACGATCAGACTCGCGTCTATCGTGCCATTTACGATGGGCTGTACGAGACTGTGGAAGTTGGCTCCATTCCTCAAGCCATTCTTGTACTTGCCGATTACCAATACAAGGCAGCGTTTGCGGCTGATGCAGAGATTAATCTCACCGCCTGTCTTGTGCAGTTGATGATGGAGGTACAGTTCAAGTGAGCCACCAACTGTCTGATTATTTGAATGCTATCAATGTGAACAAGGAACCGCTCTTGGACGAGAGCGAGTCGTACACCAAGCAGTCGTATCCCCCGTTCGTGGTGACGCGCTGCTTGTCGTATTTCCCTGACACGCTGTTCGCTGCAAACGAGATGAACACCCGCCCCCACTTGGATTCAAAAATGCACTTTGATTTCCTGCGGGGTGCGGTGCGTCCCCGCAAGCGGTTCTCCAAGTGGCTCAAGCGCGAGGAGGATGCCCGTGTAGCCGCTTTGGCGGAATACTACGGCTTCTCTATTGGTAAAGCCCGTGAAGCCATACTGGTGCTGTCTGAATCAGTTGTGGACGAAATCGTAGCGGCTGTAGACAAGGGCGGAAAACACAAATAATCTAAATAGTTCCGTGTCGGTTCAAAGTATTCGGAGTGAACAAGAACATGGAACAAGATGAACGCTATATCGACCTTGAAACAGGTGATCTGCTAGAGGTTAGCCTACAAAAGCCTGATGATTTTTTAAAAGTCCGTGAAACGCTGACGCGCATTGGCGTGTCTTCCCGAGCCGAAAAGAAACTCTGGCAATCCTGTCATATCCTTCACAAGAAGGGCAAGTACTACATTGTCCACTTCAAGGAAATGTTTGCGCTGGATGATCTGCCAACTTCAATCAATTCCGAAGACCTTGGGCGGCGCAACACCATTGCGTGTCTGCTTGAGGAGTGGGGGCTGATCAAGATCGTGGACAAAACCAAGATTGTGGACAAGGTTCCGCTGAATAAAATAAAGATCTTGCCGTTTAAGGAAAAGGGCGAGTGGGAACTCTGCCCTAAATACCACATAGGGCGGTCAAAGAAAACGATGAAGCCTGAAGATTGAAAATGGAGATATATTATGAACAGACTTGTGATCAAGTTCCCAACGCGGAACCGACCTGAAAAATTCAAGAGCGTATTCACCCGTTACCTCACCTTTTTAAGTGGGCGTAACGATGTTCGTTTCATCATCACGATGGACGAAGACGATCCCACCATGAACAACCCTGATATGCAGCAGTGGCTG